ATATATAAGTAATAATATAAATCCAAAATCATATTCGTTTGGATTTGTTATAAGTTGAATATTTTTCGTAAGTTTGTTTGATGGGGAATCACGCGTAATATAATTATGCATATTATTATCCTTTATAATAATAGTTTTAGTATTGACTCCGCCATTTGGAAAGCTACAATCAGTTATTATAATAATATCACCATTATTGTTTAAATAATTCATTTCAAATATATATCCAAAATAACTACTACCACCGCTAATACCACCTGTATATTGACATCCACCATTTCTAATATCTATTGTTTTTGTTATGCTCGAATTATTATTATATTCGATTAATAATGATTCAATATAATACCGTCCAGGGTCATCACCACTATTTGCCGTGTACATATCAAATATTATTGCCTGATAATCATTATGCATAATATGTTTTTGTTTTTTATGCTTTCGTTCGTGTGTTGCCCCCCAGGGCCATGATCTTTGTTGACTATCTAATATTATATATTCTGTAATATTTTCTTTATTTAAATTAAAACTGGTTGATACCAATAATGTATTTGTGTAATGCAACCCTCTGGGGTGTCTATAGTAAATATATTGAGAGAAGTATACATTTATACTTTCTTTATGTAAAGTTATATCATGGATTTGAATTACTTGAGATGTCTTACTATAATAAGCGGGTGGATTACCAATAAACATTTCTTGATTAAAATCATCAAATGGAATTAATAATTCATTAATATTCATTTTTTGATTGCCAATTTCATCAAATGAATATACACATATAGAATAATCTATATATTGACATTCATCATTGTTGAGACATTTACATTGAATAAATACATCAAATGAATTGTCATCATATACAATTGTTTTTATTTCATCTGTGTTTGTAGAAAATTGTCTATTTCCTTCTATCATAACATCTTCTCCGTGTTTAACTAAACAGTTTATTTCATAAAAAGTTAGTAATAAAATTAATATTATTTTCAGCATTTTTATGTTTTTGTTTTGTTTTGTTATTGTTTTGTATTATGTTATTCTTTTTATATAAAAAGTTTTCAATTTTAATTCAAGTTTAATGCAAATTAATTAAAATTTTTATATTATTTTATTATTATTATTATTATTATTATTATTTACATAATGATTTGTATCATATGTATATAGATGAACGAACGTATATTACTCGTTGAGAGAGAGTTAAATCGAATAAGTAAAGTTGTAAAATTAGAATATTATAATCCAATAATGGTTTTAAATTTAATGAATATTTTTGATAAAAAGGAAATTCAAAATGATCAAGAGGAGCAAATAAAACAAATTAAAAAAAATTATAAAATAATAGTAAGATTGATACATCCAGATAAAGCGTGGAATATTGGCCGATTTTGTGAAGCATTTAATGTAGTAAATATCGCTTATAAAATTTTATTAGAAGATGATAAAAGAAACATATGTATAAATGCATTACAAAATGAAGAATTATTGGAACAAATATATAAAAATGAACCAGACAATAAAGAACAAGAAATGAATAAAAATAACAATAACAATAAAAGTAACAATAAAAAGGAAATAAATAGTCAAAGTTTGGTTATATGGGAACCTAGAGCCATTGTATTAAAACAATATAACAATATTCAAAATGAAAAAATAAATGTTACCGTAAATATAGCAATTGATGGAGCTGAACATACAAAAAATAAATGTAAAAGTAAAAGTGATAAACATCAAAAAGGTTTAAAACAAAGAGTCGTTCAGAAAAAAAATGCGGAACATAGAATAATTAATCACGATTATTCCTTTACAAGTAAGGTAATAAAAGAAGAAAAAAAATCAATTTTATTTTAATTAATAAAATATATAATAAAATTATTTTATCATTAAATTAGGTAAAAATTATTATTTTGACATAAAGGACATTTAAATGTAATGTTTAACCATTGTTCTAATATTTCTTTTTTATAAGTATGTAAACATTGTGAACAACCTAATTGAGGTTCACTATCATTTAATTTTTCTTTTGAAATAGGACATTCATCGTTTTTTCCGAATGTAATATTTTCAGGTTTTGTTTCCCATATATGTAATTCTAAATCTAATCTTGTTTTTAATTTTAAAACATTAATATCTGCACCTTGTTCAATTAAATAATTTATTATTTCTGTATTATAACCTTGTTCAATTGATTCACGAAGGATACGTTCTTCGTCATAATGAATATCAGCACCTTGTTCAATTAAATATTTCACTATTTCAAGATGATTATTTTTTACCGAAATACGCAGACCCCATTCATTTTTAACATGAATATCTACACCGAATTCTGTGAAATATTTCACTAATTCTAATTTCCCTTCTTGACATGCAATGAGAAATACATTACTATGAACATTTGCACTTTTTTCAATTAAATATTTCACAACTTCTATATGACCACCTTGACTTGCATTCTTCAGAGCACAATTTTCATCATCAATATAAATAGTGGCACCTTTTTCAATTAAATATTTCACTATTTCAATACGACCTGTTAGACATGCATTTCGAAGAGGTTTATCATCTAGACTATGAATATTTGCACCTAGTTCATATAAATATTTCACTATTTCTATATGACCGTGTAGAGCTGCTATAATAATACAAAAATCATCGTCAATACGAATGTCAGCACCTTTTTCATATAAATATTTTGCTACTTCTAGATGCCCATGTTGACATGCCATTTGAATAGCAAAATCATTATCATAATGTATATCCGCATTATTATTTATTAAATATTTCACTACGTTTAAATCATCCTCTTTAGATGCAACCAATAATTGATAATTAATGTCCGCAATACAATGGTTATACTCATAAACAGATGTAGTAGTATAAGTAGGTGTTTTTCTTATCCATACCACATTATCGGTATCGGAGAAGCTGGGGTCAATAGAATAATTAGTATTTGTGTTCATTTTATTTATTTGGTCTTGTAAATAATAGAAAAAAATTCAATTTTTTTTAACATTTTTTATTTAAAAATATTTAATGGATAATTTGTAAAATTGATATAAACAATTGATATAAATATTATAATAAATTATAATTATGGAAGACTTGGAAAACATTGAAGAATATAGCAGTGAAGAAGAAGAAGAGATTATGGAAAATAATCCACTTGACAAACTTATCCCAAATCACAAAGAATTATCCAGAGAAGAAATAGGTAGAGAAATATTTAAATTTGTTAATAAAATTAATAATGATGCTAATAATGATCCCGAAATTATAAAACAAAATGCAGAAAGAGAACATAATGCTTTCATGAAACTATTAGGGATTAAAAATGAAGCACCTTCAAGACCTCCAATAACTTATCGTACTTTACAACAGGATATTATAGATATGTGTGAAAAGTATGATAGTGAGAGCGATGAATCAGAAGAAGAAGATGAGGATAAAAGAAAAATTACTTAAACTGATTTAAATATTAATTATTATTTAATATTTAATAACATATGTTTAGAAGTGCGAAAAATATTATTAAAAATGAAAATATATCTATGTTTGATGAAGATTTCGAAGAGCGATATGATGTAGAACAATATTGTTGGACGAAAGATACAATAAAAAGATTATTAAAATCATTGGAATTTATTGAAAATTGTTGTTGTTTGACTACACCAAGTTTGGGAAAAGGATTTTTCAACATCGGAAGAAATGAAGTTGTTCTTGATATTGATACCCGATTTAGTTATTTACCAAAATATAGATATTTTGATATCAAAAATCCAATTGAACAAAAAGAAACTTTTGAAATACTTATTGTTGATCCTCCATTTTTTTATTTATCAATGGAACAAATATTTAATGCAGTATTAACAGTAACTAAACATAATTTTAATACTAAATTATTAATTGGTTTTTTGAAACGTGAAGAAAAAACATTGTTAAAAACTTTTAAAAAATTTAATATAAAAGAAACCAATTTTAAATTAGAATATACTACTGCTAAACCCGAAAAATGGAAAAATTATGCTTTATATTCAAACATAGATCTACCTAATATAAAACGAATTCCTGGTAAATATGGTTTCAAAAAGTAATATTAGTTTCTATATACACCTTTGGACAGTTAATTTCAAAGGTATAATTTATATATGTTCCTCGTTAGACTGGGACACTTCTACTGTCTTGCAATCTTTCTTGTGTTTGGGCCACGCTAGACGTAGGCACTCGCGATCGCAAAAATGAGCAATTTTACATGTTGAGCACATAAGCTTACATAACTTACCACATTGCTCACAACTATGGTCGTTTTCCTCCATTGTAGAAGTCTCCTCTGTCTGGTTCAATGGTAAATTTCCATACAATTGTTTAACGCTTTCATCAGTGTTTATAATCCTTTTATTTTTTAATAATTCCTCAATTACTATTTCATAGAATAAATTTATACTACAATGTCCTTGTGTGCAACACCCATTGGGAAAAACAAACATATATTGGTCTTTAAACTGTCCTCGTAATGTAGTAAAAATTTTATTAATTAAATGATTTAAAACGACCGCTGTCCATATATGTGGATTTACGTCAACTGAACCCTTTAAACATCTAGGATATCTTTCCTTGAATATCTTATAACATTCTTCTGAAAAAGGTATAAACGTATTATTGTCTAATGTTCTTAGTTTATCCATATCTAAATCATCAAATTCAACATTGTTAATTTGGTGTGTAAATGGAGGTGATTTTGACTGCGTTTGAGACACGTGCATTTGGTATAATATATTTATAAAATCCATATATATATATTATGTTCTTGACGTTTAAGTCTTTTTTGGTGTCGTCCATAATAATATAATGTATTATTTATTATATTATTTCTATATCAATTTTATAAATTATCCATTATTAAAATTCCAGAAATTTGTTTCACATATTCATTTGCCTTATCATAATCACTTATAGTAATATGTGCGAAGTTCTGATAAAAATCTGTCCAAACATCTTCTACGTATTCATTTACTACTGAATCTTTATTATCTTCTGTTAATTTTCCAATTTTGGAGATAACTGCCTGAAATCTATTTTGATTTATTAGTTTCAATAAAATAAATTTATACGATTTATTCGCCTCTTCCATATCAAAACTATCTGAAACCTCCAAGAACTTTTTATTTTTTATCTTTATTAAACACCTAATATTATTACCATCTTTATCTTTAACAAAATGAGCATCTATCGGTTTTATAACAATACCTTCCGCTATATTAGTACCTTTTGGTAAAGGTAATTGACCTAATTGTTCGGGAATCGTAGAATTAAATTCTATATTATATTGTTGTACCTTTTCAAAAGTTCCTATCATTAATGGTTTGGAATAAAATAATTCGGTTTGTTTAATACATTCCTCCATTTTATTATAATCAACAAAACTTATTTCATTATTATTGACTATCCCAATATCAAAAACCATATATTCAATATTGGGAGTATAATATATTCCTTCCTGAATGGCTCTATCTTCAAAGGGGACAATTGAAACTCCTTTTGTATTGATGCGAACATTTTCAGGTCCAGTCCATTCTTTATTATTTTCAGGATACCACCCTCCAAATAACTCGCCATATAATATTATATTTTTATGATTTATGAATTCAGCAATTTTTTTTATATTTCTTATTAATTTATCTTTTATTAATTGATAATTATAAAACCATTCGTTCTCTTTTAATATATCATTTCTTTTTGAAAATTCAATTTTTCCATCCATATAATAAATAGAAAAATTTGATCCGTGTACTTTTTCAGTTACAATCCATTTTGACTTATTAGAAAATAATTTATTATCTTTTTTATCAAGTGAATATTTACTTACTTTGTCTGATATTTTTTGGTATTTATGAATAAAAGACATTATGAAATGATATAAAAATTATATTTATATTAATATAAAATTATATAAATATAATGCTTAACAATAGCAAACAAAAACTAGTTTATAATATGATTAATTTTGATATGCCGTCTAGTTCAAATGATGATATAAATCTAATGAATATTTACCAAGAAGGTATATTTACCGACCCTGATAAACCAATGCAATGTCGGAGTATGGAAGAACTTTTAAAGGAACGTGAAAATGATTTGAATAATAATGTTTTTGAAAAAACGATTAAAAACCCAATAATAGAAGAACCTTGTGTAATTAATAATTATATTGATACTAGAGATGATATTGAAACATATTATGAAAATATTAAGGATATGAAAAATGCTAAACAAAAATTACCAATAAATTATAAAATAAAAATGAATGATACTTATATTAATAATATTATTTTTCAAGGAACATTTGGTTCTATATTTTTAGTAAAATATAAAGACCCAAAGATTACTCTTAAATATGTTAGTAAATATCAATCTAATGATAACAATAAAAATTTAATATTATTACCACCCGATTTTAAATTTGAAGAAAATTCAAATTATGATTTCAATTGTAATATACAGTTTATTATATCAACTGCTCTACACGAATATAAATATATATTTAATAAAAAATGTATTAAGATGCGTATCAATGAAAATTGCTATTTAATACAATTTAAAACATCGACCAAAAAGAATGATTATTCTGGAGACCTAGTTTTTTTTTATAATAAATCGAATAATTCAATGAGTTTTAAAAGTTGCGATATAGTATTGAGTGAAACAACATTACGCGATATGAATTTACCAATTTAAATAATAATATAAAAAACATATATTATTATAAATATAATCAAATTAAACGTTATTGATTACCAAGAATAAATTGGAGAAATAGAAATTTTATGGTAATAATACAATATTATTTCATCTACAGTTTCCCACTCTTCTATAGATAAATCATTTGGACCATCGAACTCATCTTCATCGACATTGGCACATTTATCTCCCGTAAAAAATTGAAATCCTTGTTCTTGTATTTCATCAATTTGAGGTGCACTATATTCTTCATATTTCTCATCAATATTCATTTTTACGTGATAATTAATAAATTCACGTATATTATCATCCCATTTATCTTTATTGGCTAATGTCTTATATAGTTCATTTATATGTTTATCAAATATTATTTGTAATACATCGTGAATTCCTTTACAATCTACCTTATCCTCTTTTAATTGGTCGTTATTCATATCCTCTATACAAAATTGTTTGGTTTCATCATCCATATTCTTTTCCATATTGAATATATTTTCGTCTCTGTTTTTTCGTTCATAATCAATTAATTTTTGTATTCGTTGTTCCAGTTCTATTCTTTGTTGTTTTTCTTCGTCTTTTTCTTCTTGTGTTTTTGCATTATTTGCTTTAACAATGTCGCTCGGTTTTAAATTAAACTCTTCTTTAATTTTCGGTTTTTTCGGGTTTTGCGATTTTTTCGGCATTATAATAATATAAAGAATATATATTTATATTGTTATGGATAAAACCAAAATTATAAAACTAATTTATGATAGATATGAGAATGAATTTGGTGTATCATATTTTCAAAATAACGATATAATAATTGATAAAACAACAATTTTAGATAATTTACCTATGAAAATAAATGATACTAATATTAATTTTGATAGAATACTTACTATTTATTCGTGGGGTATCAAAAAGGACAAGAAATCTGTTGATTGTGATATTATATTTGATTTAACAAAATTCCAAACGAAAATAGACAAGGATTTAGACGTTCATACAATTACAGGTCTAACCGATATTATTCAGGACAGCGTTATTCGACATCCTAAGTTTTTGGAGCTAATAGAGACGATTGTGGATAATATCGAAACTATGAACCCAAAAAATGTAGGATTTATTTGTAACCACGGAAAACATAGGTCGGTTGCTTGGGCTGAATTGATACATAAATTATATTATAAAAAATCCATAATAAAACATTTATGCAGAAAAAATTGGATAATGTAAAAAAAGGTTTATATATGGGTATGGGTATATGATAATTTTTTAAATCGTTCAAATGTATTATAATCAAAATAATGAGAATTACTTATAATGATTGCGTATATTGCAACAATCATTATATTTTGAGAAATGTCTTGGTTACAAAGAGAAATAAATTCGTTATCTGATTTAATATTATTTATATATTCATCTTTTCCAATCAAATATAAAAAACTAGATTTGTCATTAATAATTCTAAGTAACATTTTATTAATTTCTTCTAAAAAATTATAATGTAAATTATCAAATGTGTCTAAACTGGTTGCTAAAAAATGATGACGTAAGAATTGTTGAATACGGGTATGATAATTATTTAACATTTTAAAATGACATATAACATTGTCATTGTATTTTTTCATCCAATATATATTATATATTTTATCTTGCAATTCATTTGGTAAATTATTTATTTTATGAATAATTGACATATACACTACTATAACAATTTGTTTATGTCAATTATACCAGATGCAAAAAAATATATTATTTGGTATTTACAAAAGACGCGAAAATAACCATATACACGATAATAGTGTAATTATATATTCGATAATCTATATTTTACATCAACCATTTATTTTTTTCAAAAAATTGGAGAGAGTAAAGCCTCCCGAAAAATAAAAATGCACAGCTTTTTCTTGTGCATTTTTTTTTTTCGAAGGCTCTTCCAACTTCCATTTTTTTGAAAAAAACAGATTAGATGTAAATGGTGCGATTAATAATTCCAATAAATTCATTTAACACCAACCATATTTTTGTGATTTTTCCAATTTTGGATGAAAAAAATGCACAAAAATTCTTGTGCAAAATCATTTTTACACAAGAATTTTTTCTCCAAAATTTGCAAAAAAACAGGTTAGATGTAATTGGTGTGATTATTTTTTCAAAGAATTACAATTTACACCAACCATTTTTTTATTTCGTTCAATTTTGCGCAGTTTTTATGTTAGTATATATTAAGGAAATGACAACAATAAAATCCGCAAAAATCCGCAAAACGTTTGAGTGTAAATTATGTGAGTATGTCACGAGTGATAAGAAAGACTACAATAAACACTTATCCACCAGTAAACATAAAATACAACAAAATACGTCAAATATACAACAAGAAAGTCCGCAAAATGAGTTTGACTGTATATGTGGTAAGAGTTATAAACATAGAGGGTCATTATTTAATCATACAAAAACGTGCACATATATTGAGGAAAAAGAAGAAGAAGAAGAAGAAACTATTGCACAAAATACGCAAAATAGTGGAGGGGTAGATAATGAAATAGTTATGTTATTAGTAAAAAATCAGAATGATTTACAAAATATGGTAGTTCCGTTAGTAACACAACTTACAACATTGGCAACACAGCAACAACAATCAAATGATTTTCAAGAGTTAGTAGTTAAAGAAATAATTCCAAAAATCGGGAATACAAACACAATGACTAATTGTCATAATAATAATACCACGAATAATAATAAATTCAATATGAATATATATTTGAATGAGAAGTGTAAGGATGCAATGACATTAACAGATTTTATAGATAATCTAAAAATCACGGATGCTGATTTTGAGACTACGAGAACGGAAGGTATCGTGAGTGGATTAACTGATATATTCACAAATGAATTGCGTGATTTAGATGTAAGGAAACTCCCAATCCATTGCAGTGATATAAGACGTGAAACATTTTATATAAAAGAAGATGATGAATGGGTGAAAGATGATTGTAAGAAATCCATATTATCAAGAGCAATAGACAAAGCAAAGGGGAAGGCGAACAAGTTTCTGCCTGCGTGGATAGACGTTCATCCAAATTGCTGGAAGAGCGATAGTCCTTATCATACTGAATGGATGAATGTGGTAACAATAAGATTTGGTGATGGAGATCCAAAATTCAATGAGAAGAATACAAAAAAAATATTAAAAAA